TAATTTAGAATATGAACAAAGAGTAAATGAAACAAAGAAAAAAATTAAAGTAATTCGACCCGAGCTTATTGAAGATGTAGCAAGACAATTTCGAAGAGTAGTTAATGGCTGATTTTTTTAGTCCACAAGACGCAGAACTCATTGAAGTCAAAATATCTAAAGGTAACCAAAAAGGTTTAGATATTACTGACCTTTGTGGTGAGTTTAATATATACGAAGAACTAGGACAGCCAATACTTTTGGCTGACATAACTATAGCTGACTCAGTAGGTCTTTTATCTAGTTTTCCAGTAACAGGACAAGAGACTCTTACATGCACTCTTAAAAAAGGTGATGTAATGTATGATATGAACTGGAAAGTTATTGATATAGGTAGAATATCAGATAATGGTCAACAAGTTTATGGTTATACATTAGATCTAGTAGAAGGTGCATATTTGAACAGTCTTACTTCTCTTGTTTCTCAAGCTTATGAAGGCAACATTACTGATATTATTGACTCAATCTATACTGACTATCTAAAAACAGAATTAAATTATAAAGACGATTCAAGTGGAAAGTACAAGTGTGTTATTCCTAACTGGAGTCCTTATAAAACTGTTAAATGGTTAATGTCTAGAGCTAAAGATAAAAATAACAAACCATTAGTTATTACTAATACTTTTAAGAATGGTACTAGTATTCTTTCTTTTGACACTATTTTTTCTAGAGATATAATGGAAGAATTTACATACCATAAGCAAAGTGAGCAAGATGGTAAGATGTATAATTATCAAGATCTTGCTCAAACACCTTTAGTTTTTAATAATATTGCAAATGGTCAAGTAACTAATCAATTAAAGAACGGTGCATTTGGATCTACTTATATAAGTGTAGATACGACAAATAAATCAGCTGATATATTTGAATTTGACGTTTTAGAATATTATGATGATATGCCAAAGCTACAAAAAAATATTATTCTTGATTCAGAAAATAAATGGAACGATAAACCTCTTAATGAATATTCTAAAACTATTCAGAGTGTAAAGTTTCAAAGTGGGGAAAATTTTGGGCCAGCTCACTTAAATTATGAAGGCAATACAAATAATTTTTTACCTTTCTTTAATAACATGAATAGAATGTTAGAATCTTTTAAGTACAACTTAGTTGTAAATGGACGTAATGATATTGAAGTTGGTTCTCTTATTAATTTAAGATTCCCTTCAAATAGACCTTTTAATGAAGAAGATCCTGAATCTGGACTTGATAAGAAAAGAAGCGGTAGATACCTAATAACTAAATGCCGACATAAAATAGATGACCGCGATAAATATACATTAGTTATTGAAGCAGTAAGTGACGGACTTGGAGAAGAATATAATGCCTAATATGAATTATTTTATTGGTGTAGTTGAAGATAGAAAAGATCCAAAAAATATGGGTCGTGTTAGAGTTCGTATATATGGCGATCATGATGCTGATAAAACTAAAATTCCTACAGCCTCTCTCCCTTGGTCTCAAGTAATGATGCCAGTAACATCAGCTGCATGTGGTGGCGTTGGTGAAAGTGCAACAGGTATTGTTCAGGGTTCTTGGGTTGTTGGGTTCTATATGGATGGAGCTTCTAAACAAAACCCTATGGTAATGGGAACTATTGTTGGTTCAGCTGGTGCAGATGCTTTACCAGATCAGGGATTTTCTGATCCAGCAGGTAGACATCCTATGAGAAGTGAAGGACCAGATACTTCATATAGTGCTATAGGCGGTATGTATGAAACAACAGCTCCTTATATTCAAAAGGTAGACTTAAGACAAGAAAGAATAGAAACAGCCGCACCAGAAAAAGTTACTGCCGTAGTACAGGACGAAGCTGATTCTTATTATGCTAGAAAAACTTGGGACATGCCTTTTATTGCAAGTGGTGTATTTCCATCCTATCCTTTCAATAAAGTAAATGAAACAGAAAGTGGACACTTATTTGAAATTGATGATACACCAGGTAACGAAAGATTTTCTCGATTTCATAATTCTGGAACAAATGAAGAGTTTCAACAGAATGGTAATAAAACACTTACAGTTGTAGGATCTAATTATACAGTTGTTTATGGTAGTGACAATATCTATATTAAAGGAACTGCAAATATTACAGTAGATGGTGATTTAAGACAGCTTGTAAAAGGTAACTATCATTTAGAAGTAAATGGTAATAAAACAGAAGTTGTTCGTGGATCAAGGCAAAGTAAAATTGGTCAGTCAGAGCATACAGAAATTACTCAAGATTTTGCTTCTGTTGTTGGTGGGAACTATGTACAAAAAACTTTAGGTGATGAAACACGATTAGTAGATGGTTTAAGGAATACCACAATTGGTAAAACTGAAGATCTAAATGTTACGGGTGAAGCTAGTATTACAGTTATGAATAAACTAAATGTTTTTTCATTATTGGATTATTCAACTACAACAGCTGGAAAGCTTACCATTACATCAAAAGGTAATATCAAGGTTGAGACTCCCGCCAACTATGCAAGGACTGTAACTGGTACACTTACTGATAATATTACTGGTGCTGTTACAGAAACTTATGGCTCAACACAGGATACAACAGCTGGTGGTGATATTACTATCAACGGTGGTCCTAACATTAACTTGAACTAAGAGGTAAAGATGCCAGGAATAACAAGAGTGGGAACAGATAGTCATGTAGGTCACGCAAGTCCTACACCTAGCCCATTCCATCAAACATCATACGCATCTGGTTCTCCTGATGTAATTGTTAATGGAGCATCAGCAGTTCGTATTGGTGATTCAACTGGTTGCGGAGACCCTGCAGTTGGTGGTAGTGGTACAGTAAAAGTAAATGGAATTGGTGTTCATAGAATAGGAGACGGTACTGGAGGTCATGGGTCATGGGTACCTAATGCATCTGCTGGTGGTTCTTCTAATGTGATTGCAGGAGGTTGATATGTTAAATTGTGGAAGTAGCCCAGCTCTAGATTCTATTACCGGTAAGGTAGATGAAATCAAAGGAAAACTTGCTGAAGGAATGGCAGCCCTTGGTGATCTTGAATCTAAGGCAAATGAGGCATTGGCCGAGTTACAAGCGGCATTACCAGAGTTGCCTTCTGCTGGTCCTTCATTACAAGGAGATGTCGGTGCATTAATTGCTCAAATGCAAACAGATGCCGGTGGTGCTATTGCTGCGTTTAAAGAGGCATGGGGAGAAGCTTTAGGAGATGGAGAACTTCAAGAGTATATTGATCTTGTAACTAATGCAATTAGTGACCCGTTATCATTAGCTTCTTTTGATCCATGTGAAGCGATACCGAATAAAGAACTAGATTCTGCCACAGGTGAAGTTGTAGCTAAAGCAAAAGAAATGAAAATACCTGAAGCAAAGCCAGTAAAAATTCCAAGCTTTTCAGAAATTACTACAAAAATTCCAGCTGTAACATTTCCAGATGGAACAACATCACCTGAAGTAACAATCACTGGTCCTACAACTATTGATCTTACATCTATTATATCTTCAGTGTCTCCTAATGGAACTTCTAGAAGTAGTAGTGGATTTGGTGCTGCAATGGACGCAAGAAGTCAAGCTTTAGGTAAAATTAATAAAGACTTTACACCAAAAGTAAAAGCAGCTCGTTTAGCTTATGAGGCCGAAAAGAAAAAACCTGAGTATGGACAAACCGGTGGTAGTGGTATTAATGGATCTGGTGCAGCAAAAAGACAAAGGTTATATACAACTGGTAAAATGACAGCTAGTCAAGTTAAATGGTATGAAAAATTTTTAGATTTAGAAATAGAATATCAAAACGTGCAAGCTAGACGTGATATGATTAAAGATCAATTATCAGTTTATATTGAGTACCTTGCTGGCCGGGTTTCCCAAGAAAATTTTGATAAGGGTGAAAAGAATTTTTCATCTGACCCAAGATTGATTGCTTCAGATATATCGCTATATGAAACTGGTAAATCTGATTTAGATGCTAATAAAGCGGATTTTCAGGGTGTTGCCAATCATACTAATCAGGTTGTAAGCTCTTCAGTTTCCGTCAATTAACTTGTATAAATATAATTGTATTAATTAATCATGTAGAAAGGCTTTGAAATGACAAGCGAACAAATTAGAGAAATGATGGTTTTATCTTTAAAGAACCATGCTAAGGGACATATCGATAAGCATATCGCTAATGTTGAAATTTATTTACATAATCCAGCCGGTATTGGTGAACACTCAGATATCGTAGAGAGTGTGGAAAAAGAATTAATGGAAGTCGCAAAATACGATGACGTCATAGAAATGATAGAAAAATATATTGAGTAGATAAATGGCAAGAACGCAAACTAAAACAGACTCATCTGGTAAGGCTATTATTACAAGTCGATCAGTCTTATACACTGATTTTGATTTTGCGTTTTTGCGTCATCCTAATACTCACGACATTACTATTGTAAAAGATATTGACGCTGTAAAACAATCAGTAAAAAATTTAATTCAAACAGCGCGTGGTGAAAGACCATTTAATCCTACTTTAGGATCTAATGTTAGAGCTCTGTTATTTGAACCAGCAGATGATTTTACAGAGTTTGATTTACAAGAAGAAATAGAATCAACAATCAAAAACCATGAACCAAGAGTAGTTTTAACTAATGTAGATGTAACCTTGGAACCGGACAATAATAGATTTAAGGTTTCAATAGAATTCCAAATGGTAACATCTTTAGCTTCAGCTACTAGTGAATTTTATTTAGAGAGAATTAGGTAGGAAAAAAATGGCTATTACAGTTTCAAAGGAGAGACTTAATGTTACAGAAATGGACTTTGATCAAATCAAATCCAATCTTAAAACATTTTTACAATCTCAAACTCAATTGGCAGACTACGATTATGAAGGATCGGCGATCAGCACTATTATTGATGTGCTTGCTTATAATACTTTCTATAACGCATTTAATGCTAATCTGAATATTAATGAGATCTTCCTAGATACTGCACAAGTACGAAATAATGTTGTATCACATGCTAAGTCACTTGGGTATGTTCCTAGATCTACTACTTCTGCATTTGCTACTATAAATGTAACTGTAAATGGTCCATCCGGATCTCCTAGTTCATTGGCTATGCCACGTGGTACTACCTTTCAAACTAAGATTGACAATAAAGCATATACCTATGTTAACCTTGAAGCTCAAACAATTGTCCCAGTCAATGGTGTATATACGTTTAGCAATGTACAAATTAATCAAGGAACAATTAGAAACCAAGAATATGTTGTTGATAATACAGACACATCTCAAAAGTATGAAATTCCAGATACAAATGTAGATACAGCAACTCTTATTGTTAAAGTAAAAACTAACTCTTCATCTTCTGATTTTGAAGTGTTTTCTCTTGTAACAAATCTTGTAGATGTTGAACCATCTACCAATGCGTATTTCTTACAAGAAGGTATGGATGGAAAATACGAAATTTATTTTGGCGATAATGTGTTTGGTAGAAAATTAGATGCAGGTAATATTGTACAGTTAGAATATCTAGTAACTGATGGTGAAGCTTCAAATAACGCAAATAACTTTACTATCACTGGAAATATTGCGGGCAATACAAATATTACTGTAAGCCTAGCTTCAGCAGCTGGTGGTGGCGCTACTCGTGAAGCTACTGACTCAATCAAATTTAATGCTCCACTTTCTTTCCTAGCTCAAAACCGAGTTGTAACGGCTGATGACTATAAAGCTATTGTAAAAAATAACTATACAAATGCTGAAACTGTTTCAGTCTGGGGTGGAGAAGAACAAGCAGTTCCTGAATATGGTAAAGTGTTTTTATCAATTAAGCCTGGTAATGCAGAAACTCTTACCGAAGTTCAAAAAACATTTATTAAAGATTCTATTCTTAAAACAAAAAACCTAGTGTCTATTACACCAGAAATTGTTGACCCTGATTATACATACATTAAACTAGAAGTGTTCTTTAAGTATGATCCTAACCTAACATCACTTACAGCTGGTGAATTGAAAGATCAAGTGATTGCTACAATTACGAATTACAATAATACCAATTTGAAAAAGTTTGATGGTGTATTTAGAGCATCACAAGTAACTACTTTAGTTGATGCCACTAATCCTTCTATTCTAAATACAATTCAACGAGTCTTTGTACAAAAACGATTAACACCAAATGTTGGTTATCCACAAAAATATACTCTTGAATTTTCATCTCCATTCTCATCTAATATTGCTGCTGGAGCATCAGTAATCGATTCAAGCGAATTTATTATGAATGGCTTTAATCATAAGATGCAAGATGTCCCAACAACTGATCCAAATATTAGAAAAGTTCAGTTATATAGAATTTCAAATAACCAAAAAATTATTACTACAGTAGATGCTGGTACAGTTAATATTAAAACAGGTACTGTAGAACTTACTAACTTTAATCCTGACGGTGGAGTAGTTGGATCATATGCATATATAACAGTAACAGGTACACCAAGCTCAAATGACCTAGCACCAAGAAGGAATCAATTGCTTCAAATTGATCTTCTACAGACAGTGGTTACTCCACAAGTTGATGAAATTGCTACAGGTTCGGTTATTGCAGGTATTGGTTACACAACAACAGCGAATAATAGTTAATGTCACATAAACTAGCAACCATAGTACCGGAGCATATTCAGCTTGAAAAACCTGAACTTATGAGGTTCATGGAAGCGTACTATGATTTTTTACAATTACCAGACCAACCAGGTGCATTCTTAAAGTCTTTACCTTCACATCGTAATTTAGATACAGTTGGTTCTGAATTTTTAGAAATGTTACAAAGAGAACTTGCTGTTCCAATTCCGGAAAATGTTGCTGCTGATAAATCTAAACTATATAAAAACATAACAGATATATACCTTTCAAAAGGTGCTGAACCTTCATTTAAAGCTTTGTTTAGACTTATCTTTAATGATGACATTGAACTCTTTTTTCCAAGAGTAGATATTCTTAAGCCTTCGGATGCTAAATGGGATCCAACAAACGGTCGTTGGAAAAACGATGATGGTAAATTATCTGTTAAAAAGTTTATTCAAGACTCAAGATATTACCAGTCGTTTTCTTATGTTATTAAGACTGGACAAACAATTGATAACTGGAAAGATGTAGTTAAGAAACTATTGCATCCAGCCGGATTCGCTTTCTTTGGTGAGGTAACTATCTTCTCTGAAGCTGTCGGAGTATCAGGAAGTATAGTAAAAGCAAAAGGCGT